AATTTCGGGCATGAGAGGCAAATCCGCCTCTCATGCCTGATTTCTAACAGCCGACGGGCCCGCTGCGGAAGGGACCACGGGTTTTGGGACAGGCTCTACCTTAGCCCGACTGCTGTGCGACTGGATGAAGCGCAGCGGTTACGGTCAATGTGACGCGGCTGAGGTGCTGTAAGTGTCGAAACCAAGCCTCCAGAATTGGGACCAGGAACGGGCGATGCCGCAGCAATTCGGACTTCGGGCGATGCTGGAAATCATCAAAGTGAAACGAAGACGAAAATGACGGACGAAGAAATCAAATGCCAACTCCTTCGGGTTTCCCCTTGCGGCGGGCATTTGGAGGTCGAAACCATTTCTTGGGACGGGCACATCCCTACGGGGAATTGGGTGAGATTCGAGCCGCTTCCGCCGAATGCTGGACCGATTGAGATCAACGCGGCAATGGAGCGGGCATTGGCAGAGGGACAATTTTTCAACCGATGCGAAACCTGCAAAGAGCTCAACCCGCTGGGGTTGATGCATGACTCGGCGATCTGTCAGGGGTGTGCAGAGCGCGACTTGGGCGTCCGTTACTGATCCCCGGTTGACGCGTCCCGCGCTGGCGGATGGAAGCCGTATCACCCGACATCGCCAAAAAGCTGCTTTCCCGCGATTTCGCCAACCTGTTCGGCCGTGTCCAGAAGGGTGGCAAGCTGACCCGGGCCGAGCGGGCGATGCTCCAAACTCTGGCCACCGGGAGTGGCGCCGCGCCGGCAACCGCCGCGTCCTACGGCGAGCTCGCCGCCATCCTCGGCGTCAACCGTCGAATCCTTCCTCCGCTGTGACGACTTCGCCTCCGGCTTCACCCGACTCCAACCGGGGCATGCCCAGAAACCGCTGCCAAAAGCGATGTTGGCAAAGCCGCCCGGAAGGTTACGCTCGGCGCCAATGATTTTCCCTCCAAGCACTCCCAATCTCGCCGGATCCCGGAGTGAACTCGGAGTTTTTCCTACCGAAATACTGGCCACCGACGCACCGAAGCGCCTCTTTCACCCCCTTCTCCCCCGCAACCCCCTTTTCCCCGCCCTCAGGTCCGCCCCGATGGCTCTTTCATGGGCCTCCCGCCAAAAGCAAATTCCTAGCAGCCAGCCAAATTCCTAGCAGCCTTCCATTGCATGCCCGCCGCCGAACTCGGCTCCATGACCGAACTCTTCGGCCACCGCTTCCTCCATGCCCTCCGCGAAGGCAAACACCTCAGCGCCCGAAAAGTCGCCGACCTCCTCTCATGGAAACACAGCGGTTTTCACATCGACTCCGGCGGAGAAAGCCCATCGCCCCCACATGATACCGACAGACAGACCGAAGACCTTTTTCCCGTTGCACGGTTCGGTCCTTCAGTACATCCTGCGCCCCGGTGAAAAAGAAAATCCCTAGCATTGCTGCCATTTGTGTTTTTGCTTTCTTCAGTCCAGCCATTTCAAAAGCGGCGTCGATCTCGTACACGTTGACAGGCGGGCTCATCAGCGGATCACTCGGAGGCACCGCGTTTTCGGCTGCGAATTGGACTATTACCGCAACGACCGCTTCATCAGCGGCACAATTCCTGCCACAGGACTCGGGAACCGGCGGTTCGATTTGGGCTCCCCTCTGGTATCAGGCGGTGACGCCTGTGATCTCCATTGTGAGCGGGAGTTCAGTCCTTACGGCTACGCTAACTGGAACTGGAGCTGGACAGTGGTTCCTCGATTCACGCGATTACTCTGTTTTTGGCACTCCCAATGACGGAGGCCTTGGTTTTTTCTATTCTCGGACTGGGGCGGTAATGGACGGCAACGGTGCATATGTCGGAGGTCAAATTGGATTTAACGACCTCCAGACGACAGGCACGGTCAACGGCCAGAGTGGCTTTGACAACGGAAACGGACCTACTCCAGGTTTTTACACATCAGTCGGCGATCTTTTCATTACTTCAGATACTCAGGCCGCGGGCACCTTCGTGGCTCAGGTCTCCGCAGTCCCCGAGCCCTCCAGCCACCTCGCTCTACTCGGGCTCGTCTCAAGTGGCCTGCTCCTCCGCCGCCGCCGTAACGAATGAATGAGGCCCAAACTGCCGAATCTTCCCACCCACTGTAGAGGGGGAAATGGGAGTTGATGTCTCTATCAATTCCAAGCAGCGAGACCTGGCCCAATCGGTTACTACGACCGGGTGGGCGTGGGCTTATTTACCTCACCTCAGACAACCCCCTTTTCTCCGCCCTCCGGACCAGGCCAACGGCTGTTTGAGGGGCCTCCCGCCAGAAGCGAATTCCTAGCAGCTCAACCACGCCGGTTGACGCGTCCCGCGCTGGCGGATGGAAGCCGTATCACCCGACATCGCCAAGAAGCTGCTTTCCCGCGACTTCGCCAACCTGGTCGGTCGTGTCCAGAAGGGTGGCAAGCTGACCCGGGCCGAGCGGGCGATGCTCCAAACGCTGGCCACCGGGAGCGGGGCGGCACCGGCGACCGCGGCCTCTTACGTTGAGCTGGCTGCCATCCTCGGCGTCACCCGCCAGTCGATCAACACCTGGAAGAAGCGCAAGGACGCGCCGAAGCCCGCCGCCAACGGACTGCACGATGTGGCCGCCTGGCGCGAGTTCATGCGCCGCCATGATCTGAAAGGCGGCGTGATCGACTCGTCCGGCGACATCGAATCCTCGCTCAAGGCACGCAAGTTGTTGGCCGAGGTGGAGGAGCGCGAACTGCGACTCGGAATCCGACGGGGCGACTACGTGGCGGTCGAGGAAGTCCGGCAGACGTGGACCGAACTCGTGGCGCAGGCAACGTCGATGCTCCGCAAGAAGTTCGAGCAGGAACTGCCGCCGATCCTGTCGGGTCTCGACGCCACCGGCATCCAGGAGGAAGCCCGCCGCGCCATCGACGAGGTGTTGACGATCCTCAATCAGGGCGAATGAAGACCGTCGAGCCCGCCCGCAGGAGACTGGAACGGATCTGGTGCGATGCCTGGCGTCCGCCCGACCGTCGTCCCCCGTGGGCGTGGTGCGAGGAACACATCACCTCGATCCCCTACTCGCCCATCCCCGGCCGGTTCCGCTCGGCCAACTCGCCGTGGATGCGTGAGCCGATGGAAGCGCTGGTCGATCCGAAGATCCGCATCGTGAGCATCATCGCCGCAATCCAAAGCGGCAAAACGTCGGTTGGTGAACTCGGCCTCGCCCACATCATCGCCAACCACCCGGGACCGACGCTCTGGCTCGACCAGACCGACGACGACGCCAAGGACCAGAGCGAGAGCCGGCTACAGAAGCTCTTCGACGAGTGCAAGCCGGTCAGCTCGCTCTATCCAGCCAACCGGCACAAGAAGCGCAACAACACGATCCACTTCGCCAATGGCATGACGCTGTGGGTGCTGGGGGCGCACAACAAAACCAACCTCCAGAGGCGTTCGATCCGATGGCTCATTGGGGATGAAACATGGCGCTGGCCGACAGGCCACATGGCGGAAGCCGAAGCCCGCGTCACCGCTTTCGGGTGGCTCGGCAAGTGCCTGTTCATGTCCCAGGGCGGCGAGGAGGACGACGACACCCACCGCAAGCACGAGACAACCGACATGCGCGAGTGGACCTTTGCGTGTCCGCACTGCCACCAGCGCCAGCCGTTCAAGTGGGAGCAGGTCGAGTGGAGCAAAGACGCCCGCGACGAATCCGGAGAGTGGGATTTCCAAAAGGTGCGAGACACCACCTCGATGCGCTGCGCGTCCTGCAACCACTACTTCGAGGACAGCGACCGCACGCGCCGCGAACTCAACCTCACGGGCCGCTACACCGTCACCAACCCGAACGCCCCGAGGGAGAACGCCGGATTCCACTGGAACGGGCTCTGCGCGATGAGCTGGGGACGACTGGCCGAACTCTACCTGCGAGCCAAGGCCGCTGCCCGCAAGGGGGACGTATCATTGATCCAGCAGTTCTATCAGAAGCGCCTCGCGCTGGCCTGGCGCGAATACCTGGAGGACTACAAACTCGACATCGTCCCGGGCGGCTACCTCAAGGGCGAAACCTGGGACGGCGAGGCGGGCGTGGATGCCCAAGGACGTCTGGTTCCGGCCGGCGAACCCTGTGCCTGTCCGCTGCGGATCCTCACGGTCGATTGCCAGCTCGACCACCTGTTCCTCGTGGTCCGCGCCTGGGCCGAGGACGGATCCAGCCGCCTGATCTGGAACGAGCGGGTGCTGACCTTCACCGAC